AGGTGGTTATGTGTTCACAATTGCCCACGCTAAACAAAGCCCACAGATTGACGAAATAGATGCGTTGCTTAACAAGGTATCAAAAAACATTCAAAGTGCGGGAGAAGTCACCAAAATGGCTCAAACGATGAATGCAAAGATGGTTGAATCAAAGGTTGCAGAAAAAGAAGCGTTGAAAGCAGATGTTGCCAAGGCACAAGCCAAGGCGGAAAAGTATGCAAAGACCATGATGTTCATGGGAGTTGATACGGCCATCGCCGACATGGACACAATTAGTATGAACAATATGCTAAAACTAAACGGATTGTAATGGCAAAGGCAACCAACACAACGACATTTCGTGTAAAGCCCAAGAAGAAGTTGGGCAGACATACGAAGCACATCAATAAACACAAATCAAAAAAGCCCAGTGTGGGACAAGGATAATGGACAGATTCAAAGCAAATGTAACGGGCATTGTAGCCATCCTAATTTTGGCATTGAGTTATGCCATTTTATTTTCAATTATCTTTTGGGATTTCCCAACGGATCAAAAGGACATTTATTTTACCATTGCGGGTGGTGTAACATCCATCGTGACTATGGTAGTATCATTCTATTTTGGCGCATCAAAGAAACAAGATGAAAATTAAACAAGTACCATTTAGGGCATACAATCGCGAAGCGGTTAAAAAGACCCAGGTGTATTTACACCACACTGCGGGAAACGGAAGCGGTGAACAAACCTTTGCATATTGGGAAAAGGTTGCCAACAAGGTTGCCACTTGTGTTGCCATCTCAACAGACGGCACAATCGTACAAGGGTTTGGAAGTGAGTATTGGGCATACCATTTAGGGTTAGGCACAAAACATTTCATGGGTCATGGTTGCCCTTACCTTCCGTTGGATAGAACATCCATTGGTATTGAGGTTTGCAACTGGGGACCAATCACCAAAAAAGGCACAAAGTTTTACAACTATGTGGGTGGTGAAATACCCGCAGACCAAGTGACGGAACTTCCAACGGCCTACAAGGGTTACAAGTTGTGGCACAAATACACAGACGAACAGATTCAATCCGTGAAGGACTTGTTGATCCTTTGGAATGAAAAGTACGGCATCGATTTAACCTACAATGAGGATATTTGGGTTGTAACCAAACGGGCATTGAAGAACGAATCAGGTGTATTCACCCACAATTCAGTTCGTGCGGACAAGGCAGATGTGTATCCATGCCCCCGTTTGATTGAAATGTTGAAGTCACTCACAAAGGAAAAGTAACCATTTACAAAAGAAGTGGGTTAATTCTCACTTTTTTTTAATCTTTTTATATTTGTAATTTGGAATTTACAATTAATACCCCCATCTTTGTTATATGAATATGACAAACGACATCAAAAACTTAAATTTAACCGAGTTAGAAACCACCATTTTAACTTCGTTCATTAGCCACCTTTATGCTGAAGAAGGATTTTCAGATGTTGAAGCAAGTGATTTAGCCAAATGGACAAAAACAGACATCAAGATTGTACGCGGTGGATTGGGTAGTTTAATTAAAAAAGGCATTGTTTCAATTTTTCAACAACAGGGTGAAACACAAAACCACTTTTACCAAATCATCTACCTAAACGAACAATACTATAATTTGCATCCAGTTTGGGGAAAATAAAAAACACGGGGGTGTAAAAGCCCCCACTTAAAACTATGAAAGCAATCATCAACATATACGAATGCGTTTATCGCACAGAAAGCGGAAAGGAATTGTATACCAAAACATGGTATGCACCAACATGGGAACACGCCTTTCGCATGGCTGAAATTTACCGAACAGTCACTTTACACGATGCGTTTGATTTTATATTAAAACGCATTTAATTTGGAATTGCAAATACTTTAACCTATTTTTGAAAAGACAAATAACATGGATATCATTTACTTAATCATCGGAACACCCATTGCATTTGCCATTGGTTATTCATGGCACTGCATCAAACGCAACAACAAGCGTTTTGAACAAATCGAAGAAGCAACCCCATACCAGTTTGAAAAGGATGAGTACATCCCCGAATTCAATGAGTTCACTCAAATGTTGGTTCAACGCAGAATGTATAAAGGCAAAGCAAAATGATAGAAACACTTTGGATAACGCAGAAGCAATTGGATAAGATGAAAGATTACATCATCCAATACAGAAAGCCATGGAGTGTGGATGCCAAACTCATGCACGATGACCACATGATACTGTGGGAAGTAACCATTGAAGGGCAAATGACATACTCCGAAGCATTTCACTTTGGTATGACAATAGAGGGAACTATATGACTTTATATTTTAGAACCCTTTTTGAATTGGATGCGGTTGAAACCATTTTACAACGCAGAACATACAAGAACATCAACATCATTGAAAAGCATTACCAAAACAACGGCACTTATTCCATAACCTTTGAAGGGCATGAGGATTGGCAGTTGTTCACACTCGGACAAGCACATCAAATTATCATCATAAATGACAACACACGAAGCACTAACACAAGTATTTAACAAAAGCAACAAAGAGTTGGCCGAGTTATTACACGCCAACTACGCAACAGTTACCACATGGAAATTCCAATTCAAACGAAACGGCCTTTCAATGGAAAAACAATTTGAGATTTTAACAAAACTAAACTACCAATTAAAAAACAAAATAGTATGGAACAACAAAAAAGAAGCGCAGTAACCAATGTAACTGCCAACGGAACTTACAATGGACAGTACGGCACATTGTACAAATTTGAAATCACCTTTGCCAATGGCGATTCGGGTGAGTATGCATCAAAAAGTGCGGATCAAACCAAATTCAAAGTGGGTGTGGAAACCGATTACACCATCACATCCAAAGAATTCAAAGACCGCATTTATTACAAGATTGCACCCGTTATGGCACAACCAGGTGCGCAACCATTCCAAGCGAAGGCAAAAGACCCCGAAACGGACAAACGCATTACCCGTATGAGTGTGTTAAAGGTTGCGGGTGATTTGGTTATCAATGGTGACATCAAGTTACACGAAATACTTGCCTACGCACAAGTGTTTGAAAAGTTCGTGGTGGATGGTCAAGACACCTTGGCACAATTGAAACCAGTTTCACACGATGATTTGCCGTTCTGATGAAAAAAATGATTGAAGATTTATCGGTAACGATGTTGGAAGTAGGGGTGGGGTATTACTGCCCCCTACAATTCCACATTGAATTGAAAGAATTGGCGGATACCATCAAGAACTTTCAAGACCAAGTAAAACCCCTTGCATTGACCGAAGCGGGCAAATGGCATGGGCAAGTGTACCACGGATACGAAATCACACGCAAAGCGGGTGGGGGTCGGTATAACTATGACCACATCCCACAAGTGATGGAATTACGGGCGGAGTTAAAGGAACGCGAAAAACTGCACCAACACGCCTACAAACAAATGAACCTTGGTATTTTCTTGAACGAACAAACGGGGGAAGTTTACGAACCCGCCCAGTACCTTCAAAATGAGGACACTATAATGTTAAAAGCGGTAAAATGATAATTGAACTAACACAAAATCACAATGGGCAACACAAATCCGTTTGGATTAATTCATTGGATATATGTTTTATGGAAATCGTATACAGGCCAGATGAGGTTTACACCAAAATTTTTATCCGAAGTGGAAATGGAACATTTGGGGTGATGCAAACACCTGATGAAATTATGGAACTAATAAAAAACGCATGAAACAAGCCATTAGAACGATTTTAATTGTGTGGGTGGTGTATGTGTGCATTTCATTCATTTTAGGCGATTACAACGCGTTAAAATGGACACAAGACCAAAGATTGGCAATGGTAATGATTTCCATGTTAGTTTATGGAATTACTTATTACATCGAAAAAGAAGAAAACATCTACAAATGAGAAACATCATCATTGTATTTTTAACCATCATTAGCGGTTTGACTTATGGATGGTGCATTGTAAAGTATCCACAGACCGCACAAATCATTGCGGGTGGTATTGGATTCGGATTTCTATTTTTAGCGATGGTGGCCTTGTATGAAACAAAAAATGGGGGGCATCGGCATCCCCCCACTAATCCCATGAAATGACAAATAACAAGAACGGATTGTTGCAAAGATAGTTCTTTTTTGTATATTTGTGGTGTTGAAAACGGAATGAGCAGATTCCTATTCAGAAAACCTTATTGCCCCTTTGATTTTGTATCACTGCTCTGATATAATTTCATCGGGGCTTTTTTTATGAAAGAACAAAATGAAGAATTGGGAATGTTTGTGTTGTTCCCTACACACTACCTGGAACACATGACACCACGCCAAGCCGTATTAATGGGAATGTTAATCGGAATGGCAAAACGAAGCGGTTACGCTTATCCATCCAACAAAACAATTGGGGCAATCTTGAACATGACCACAATCACAGTTCAAAGGGAATTGGCAATCTTGGAAGAAAAGGGATTTTTAACAAGACAATTGATTCGTGACAACAACAATCAGGTAGTATCAAGAAAGATATACCCTCATATCAAAACTGATATACCCCTCATATCAAATTTGATACCACCCTCCCCTCAAAAGTGCAATAGTAATAAAGATAAAGATATAAGTATAACTGATAATAATAAAGATACTTACCCGTTTGAACAATTTTGGGAAATGTACAAGAAGAAGGGGGTGCGGTCCAAGGCGTTGAGGTCGTTTGAAAAGTTGACCAAGGCCGAAAAGGAATTGTTATTGGTGTATATCCCAAAGTATGTCAAAAACCATGTAGATTCCGATAAACTCAAATACATTCCGCACTTTTCAACTTTCTTAAATGAAAAAAGGTGGCACGATGAATTGCCGTATGAAATAAAAAATACCATTGAATTCACACCAAAGAAACCTAAAATTGCAACACTATGAACACTGAACAAATGTTAATTAGCAACATCCTTTTTTATGCGGATGCAAGGCACTTTTTGCCACAAATAAATCAAAACTGGTTCAAAGACCCGTTGTGTAAAAAGATTATTGAGGTTATTACCAAACTTTACTATGGTAACGAAGAAATTGACTATCTCACTTTGATGCCCCATTTTACCAACAAAGAATTCATTGATGTAATAACGCTACAACAGAACGCAAGTGGAATCACAAATGTGAAACCACACTTAAAAAAGTTGGAGTACACATACATCAAAGAACAGTTGGTTGAAAGTATATCGGCAATTGACACCACAAAAGAACTTGGTGAATTAATTGAGGATATTCAAAACGCGTTGAATAGTACCACATTTTCAACACAACAAGAACCCGAAAGCATCGTGAAGGTGACAAACAAAGTGTTT